TAAGGAATATTGAATGACTAAAGAAATAAAAGTAGAAAAACCAGAACAAGGATTTGAAAATACTTGGGACAAATCAGTTGATATTCTTAAAAAGTACAAAAACATAGTTCTTGAGCATGAAGATGGATATCCACTTGCTGATAGAGAACTAGATACTATTTTAAAGAAGTTTCCTAATGAACTTGAAGATGTAATTGATGGCGGAGAGAATCTTGATGAGCCAAAGCATGATACATTTTATAAAGCATTACTTGGACATTATATGCATACAGGTGAAATGGATTACAACGTAATGACCGGAGATGAAGGTCGAGCCCACGAGTGGGTACAAAATGAATTAGAAGGTTACGTTAAGCAAGGCGGAGAATCCGAACGGGATGCGTATATGCATAAAGACGGCCAAAACGAAATTGAAGGTTTCGGAAGCGACATGGACGACCCAGATGACTTTAAAAGTCAAAAAACCTCATTTGGCGATTTCCAGCCGTAAATTAAAGTATAAGATAAATAATAATGAATTTAAAGGTTGACAACATGCCCTAAGATGTTGTATAATAGTTCGTATGTAGTTAAATTTTACTGCATATGATCGAGGCAATCATAAACTAATAATAACTAACATAGGCTAATATAGGAGAACTAATATGGCTACACTCGCAGACATTCGAGCTAAACTGCTCGAACAACAACAATCAACCTCACAATCAACTTCCGACAACGCAATTTATCCATTTTGGAATATTCAAACTGGACAATCTTCGTTGATGCGGTTTCTTCCAGATGCAGACGAAGAGAACACGTTCTTTTGGAAAGAGCGTCAAATGGTTCGTTTGGCATTTCCAGGTATTAAGGCTCAGGACGAGCATAAGAATATTACCGTCCAGGTTCCTTGTATCGAAATGTGGGGAGAAACATGTCCAATTCATGCTGAAATTCGACCTTGGTTTAAGGATCCAAGTTTAGAAGATGAAGCTCGCAAATATTGGAAGAAACGATCTTACATTTATCAAGGATTTGTCGTAGACAGTCCGATGACTGAAGATCAAGTCCCCGAAAATCCTATCCGCAGATTTGTAATAAATCCGGGTATTCACAAAATCATTACAGCCGCATTAATGGATCCTGAGTTTGAGGAAGTTCCTACCGATTATGAAAAAGGAACAGACTTTAAATTAGTCAAAACTCAACAAGGTCAGTATGCAGATTATTCAACTTCTAATTGGGCACGTAAAGAGCGATCTCTTAATGAGACTGAACGAGCCGCTATCGAAACCAATGGGTTGTTTACACTTAATGATTACATGCCAAAGAAACCTTCAGAAACAGAACTGAAGGTCATAATTGAAATGTTTGAAGCCAGTGTTGATGGACAACTTTATGATCCAGAACGTTGGGCCGATTATTACAAACCATATGGTCTTAAATCAAATGGTAATGGAAATACTGGAGCATCTCCAGTGACTCCGACTCCGAAACCAACTGCTTCTGAAACAACTGAAGCATCTGCTTCAGCGGTTACGGATGAAAAGCCATTTGGAGATGACTCCACTCCTTCCGAAACGATTACAGCGACGGTTACAGCAGATCCTTCCGCAGACGGCAAAAAGCCAGATGCAAAGGAAATTCTTGCTATGATCCGTAATCGTAAAACGGAACAGGCTCAATAATAAGTACAATTTTAGGGGGGTCGAAAGATCCCCTAATTTTCTAATTATGGAGAAATATGAGTAGACCATTTGATATTAGTAAATTTAGAACATCGATAACTAAAGCAGTACCTGGCATGTCAGTCGGGTTTACAGACACGATTGACTGGATTGATACAGGCAATTATGCCCTTAACTATTTGATTAGTGGACAGTTTGATAGAGGCATTCCACTAGGTAGAGTTACATGTTTTGCTGGAGAAAGCGGATCAGGTAAAAGTTTTATCTGTTCAGGTAATTTAGTAAAGCAAGCACAACAAAAAGGTATATTACCAATTGTACTTGATTCAGAAAATGCACTTGATTCAGATTGGTTACAAGCATTAGGTGTCGATACTTCAGAAGATAAACTTATGCGATTTGGCGTTTCAATGATTGACGAAGTTGCTAAATTTGTAAGTGAATTTATGAAAGGATATAAAGATCAATATTCAGATATGCCCTATGAGGAACGACAAAAAGTTTTGTTTGTTGTTGACTCATTAGGTATGTTACTTACACCAACAGATGTTGATCAATTTGAAAAAGGCGATATGAAAGGTGATATGGGTCGCAAACCCAAAGCACTTACTGCATTGGTTAGAAATGCAGTTAATCTAATTGCCGGAAATCCTGTAGGCATAGTAGCAACAAATCATACTTATGCTTCACAGGATATGTTTGACCCAGACGATAAAATTAGTGGGGGTCAAGGATTTGTATATGCTTCATCTATTGTTGTTGCTATGAGGAAACTTAAACTCAAAGAAGATGCAGATGGAAATAAAATAACTGATGTACGTGGAATTAGAGCGGCTTGTAAAGTAATGAAAACTCGTTTTTCAAAACCGTTCGAAAGTGTACAAATAAAAATCCCTTATGAATCTGGAATGGATCCGTATAGTGGTTGTGTTGAGTTATTTGAAAAGGCCGGTCTTTTAGTTAAAGATGGGAATAAACTCAAATATACACAACCAGATGGAACTGAAATAAAGGAATTTAGAAAGAATTGGATTCCTGAAAAATTACAAGTTATAATTGATGACTTTCAAGACTAGGAGAATGTAGTATGTTTAATGAGGAAAGGGTTCAATTATTCGTAGACATATATGAAATTGGGAAAGCATATATCAAAAATATAGAAGTGCCAACATTTGTTGAAGAAATGGCACGAGCATTTGAGAACAGTGATATGGGTTTAGAAGACGATTATCATGAACTTAAAAATTTTGATGGTGTGCTTTTTGCAATACTCCACACAATGTATGGAGAAGATGATACTGTCGAGGATGATGGAGACCCCCTACAAATTGGAAATGGTGATTTCTAAAATATAACGATGCAAACTTGGTTTAAACGTGTTCAGGATAATCTGGCAGTTCTTCCTGAGTGTATTACTTATTTTGATGCTGAGTTACCGCAAGCAAGATATGATTGTGCCCTCAAAGGAAATGTTGAAAAATTGAGTAGAGAAATACCTCAAATTGTTGAACACAGATTTAACCAGTTGCAAGAAATAGAAGCCATCCTTGAAAATCTAAATATTCAACTCAGGAAACTACGAAGTAAAAAATACAGGCAGTTTTTAGAACACTATCAACGAGCTTTAACTAGTAGAGATGCTGAAAAATATATAGATGGTGAAGACGAAGTTGTCACAATGCAGTTACTAATTAACGAGTTTGCGTTGATTAGAAACAAATTCCATGGCGTCATAAAAGCCCTCGAAGCAAAGCAATTTCAAATTAATAACGTGATAAAGCTCAGGGTAGCCGGCCTTGACGACGTTACTTTATAGCGAAAAACGGCAGGAAAAATGCAAGAAAAGGCAAAAAAATGCCTTTTTCTGAAGAAACCTGTTGACTCTTTGGCATGAAGGTAGTATAATAGTGGTATGATGAATAAGAAAGCAAATATTGTTAACAACAAAGCAGAGGTGCAAATGGAAGTTGTAATCAATTCAGGCGTTTATTACGGTAAATCAGTAGCCGGTTTACACGGAACTTTAGTAAAGGAATTTACTAGTTTTGGAAAGCCAAGAGGCAAGTATACAGGATACGTTACTGTAAGTGTTGGCGGTAAAGACATGAGAGTCAAAGTTACCGGAATTAGCGATTATTCAACCGTAAATACTAGTAAAGATATGGAAACTCAAATTATTAAACAAACTCCCGTAGAAGAGAAAGTTGAAACAGACGAGCAGGTTATTGAAAGACTTCGTGTACGTTTCGAGATCCTGGATGAAATGACACAGGGCTCAATTGACGGTATTGTACGTGGTATGGTTGTAACAGGCCCTCCAGGAGTTGGCAAAAGTTACGGTGTTGAAAAAGTTATTGAAAAAAATAGCATGTTCGATAAACTTGCTGACAAACCAATTAAGTTTGGAACTGAAAAAGGTGCGGCAAGTGCAATTGGTTTATACCAGTTACTTTACAGGTATGCAGATCCAGGAAGCGTGTTGGTACTTGATGACTGTGATAGCATCCTTTTTGATGAAGTAAGTTTGAACTTGCTTAAAGCCGCTCTTGATAGTGGTAAGAAAAGGATGATTAGTTGGAATACAGAAAGTTCAGCATTGCGTAGAGAAGGTGTTCCGGAGAAGTACGAGTTTTGCGGAAGCATTATTTTTATTACCAACCTTAAATTTGATAAAACCCGTGGTAAAATTAAAGACCATTTAGCCGCAATTATGTCACGTTGTCATTACTTGGACCTCACAATGGATACTATGAGAGACAAGATGCTTCGTGTAAAGCAGATTGTACGTGATGGTATGCTTAGTGAGTATAAAATGGACGAAAAAAGTGAGCAAGAGATTGTCAATTTTATGGAAGATAATAAAACCAAGTTACGTGAAGTTAGTTTGAGAATGGTAACTAAACTGGCTGACTTGTTTAAAATGAGTCCAGAACGTTGGAGAGCACTTGCTGAAAATACTTGCATAAGGCGGTAAGTGCAAAATAACAATTTAAGTGTCCGTGTTGCGGGTTACTCGTAACACGGATCGTCATCTGTAGAACTATGGCAAAACGAGACTATTACGAAACTTTGGGTGTTAATAAACAGTCAAACCCTGAAGATATTAAAAAAGCATATCGTAAAGTTGCCATGAAATACCATCCTGATCGAAACCAAGGCGATAAAACTGCCGAATCCAAATTTAAAGAAGCATCAGAAGCATACGAAATCTTAAGTAACCCTGAAAAAAGACAACAGTACGATACTATTGGCATGAATATGCATCAACAAGGCACCCAGCCTGGTCAAGGATTTCATCAACATCCAGGAGGATTTAGTTTTAATTTTGGTAGTGGTGGATTTGAAGGTGCTTTTGGAGACATGTTTGGACAACAAGGACAGTTTGCGGGTCAACAACGTCCTCAACAACGTATTGTAAAGGGTAGAGATTTACATATAGGCCTAACTATATCATTTGCAGATGCTATCAAAGGTTGTATAAAAAATGTAACAATATTGCGACCTGATATATGTGCCGACTGTAATGGTGCTGGAGTTAGGGATGCAATGAAAGCCCCTAGATGCGGAGTATGCCAAGGCACCGGGCACATGGGCGTGTCAGGTGTATTAAATGTAAATCAACAATGCAACCGTTGTGGTGGCAGAGGTATAATAATTGATCAAAATACCCAATGTAATACTTGTCATAGTCACGGCAGAGTAAGAAAAGAAAAAACATTAAGTGTAAATATTCCTCAAGGTGTAGATACTGGAATCAAAATTAAATTAACAGAGCAGGGTGAAGCAGGCCCTAATATACATAATTCGATATTTGGTGATTTATATGTTACTATAGCAGTCAATCAAGATTCTCGTTTTAAACGAGACGGCGTGCATCTTCATTGTTCACAAAAAGTTAAACTTACAGATTTTTTTATGGGTGGAAGTTATGATATCGAAACTTTAGATGGTACAATAAATCTTAAAATTCCACAAAATACTCAACCAGGCACAACAATGCGAGTTGTTGGCAAAGGCGTGCCAGCATTAGGATCTCAACAACACGTTGGCGATTTATTAGTCAAAGTAGAAGTTGAAATTCCAAAAAATTTAAATAGAGAACAAAAAAGATTAATTGAAAAATTACGTAATCTTGGTATATAAATATTCATGGAGGATCTCATTATGAGATATACAACCATGTTACATGTAACATGTACTAACATGGAATGCGAATGGGTGCAGTTAGGTTGGTCCATTGATCATTGCATGAAACAAATAGAAGATTTTAACACTTATTATGAAACTCTTGACCCCGAATCACAGGCGCATTACGGAGGTCCAAATAGTTTGGAAACAAATTATGGGCAATGCCATAATTGTGGTGCTCCATCGAGACGAGGACAATTCCGAAGAGCCACCAATGAAGAAGTAGCAACAGGGATGATTTACAGTATGAAGTCAGTTATGTTACATGACTTCGACGAACTTGCCGATGCATAAAATTA